AGTTACCCCAAATTGATCAAAAGTTGGTGTGGTTCCAGTAGCTACTGCTTGAAGTTGTTTTGTACCTTTAAATACAGAAATAGTTGTTCCTGAATCATCATAAGTAACATCTCCACCTGTTGTAGTTGGTAGAGTTTTTGCATCATTTGTTATATTTACTGTATAAGAGTCAGCACTTGTAGTTATTGCATATTTTTCTATTTTATATGTTGGCATTATGATGTCCTCGTTATTTTAGCTACTACTGTATCGGCTGTAAAATCTGGTTTCCATGATTGATAATAAGCATATTTACTTGAAAAAGCAACAGAGCTACTAGTAGTAAGATACATTTCTGTATCACTTACTATTCTAGTTACTTCTGAATAAAAAGCAGAAGTTTGTAATCCATAATTATTAGTATTTGCTATTCTTATAAAATCACCTACTTTAAAATTCCCATCAAAATTAGTATTAGAACCCGTTACTTTATTAGAATTTAAATCTATACTTACAGTACCTGAAGCTAATGTTAAACCTTTATTTGAAGCACCGACTTCTTTCCACCAAATAACTCTTTGAAAACCATAATAAACTGCAGTACTATTATCATGTTCTGCTGCAGTTGTATCTTTTGCTCCTCTTGTACAACCTGTTAAAGTATTAGTACTTTTACCTGTATAAGTTATTTCTTCGTCTTCTATAGCAATAGTTCCTAAAGTTGGAAAATCGCTTGCATCTGTTAAATCTATTTCAGTTTCTGAAGTATCTAAGGCTTCTGCTAATGTTGTACTTTGTCCTTTTGTTGTAAATAAAGCTGTTCTATCTGTATAAATATCAAGAGCTTTCCAAGGATCACTATTATCACTTGAATCATGTATTAGATATCCTATTCCACCACTTGATAAACCAGAAAAGGCCTGTATTTCTTGATCTGTAGAAGCAGAAGATACTGGATGTTGTTTTCCTCCACTATTTGTGAATATATAATTATCAGCAGCAGTATTAACATTCCCTGTAGAAGTATTTAATACAAAACTACCTGTCATATGTCCACCTCTAATAAGTTTTTCATATCTACCAAAAAGAGCGGGCATACTAGGCGCATAACGTCCTGAAATAGTTGTCCAAGACGATACTTGTCCTTCTGTTGTTCTTACTCTAACGGAGACTAAATAAAAACCGCTTAAAGGATTTACTACCCTTAATTGAGTATTATTAGTACTAAATATCTCTCCCGTACCCCCACCTAAATTTTCACTATTAGCTAAATTGTGTTTGACTTCAAATTTACCAATATTATTACTAAGAATTATTTCTTCTGCTTGAAAAACCCAAGTTACTGTAGCAGTACCTTTTATTTGTTTATGTTTAACAGCTTTAGTTCTATAAGCTCCTCTTGTACATCCAGTTAAATCATTAGTACTTTTTCCAGTATATTTTATAAATTCATTATCAATTTGAATAATTCCACTAGAAGCAAAATCTGTTCCATCTTTTACTGTAATAGTTTCATCTATAGCACTTAATTCTTCGTATAAAGGACTTTTAGCACCATCAATATTAGCTTTAGCACCAACAGGAAAACCCCATTGAATTAAAGCACTGTCTTGTGTAGCATCATCGCTTCCAGCACCTGATTCATTAGAAAAAGTAACTCTTACATCTGTTGGTCCAGGAACGGGTTTATAACGACCAGGTAATAAATCATAAGGGGTTTCATATATTGCATACCCTTTTTCTACTTCATCAAATTTAGTTGGAATATGTTTAACTGCAGAAAATTCAAAAGTTCCTTCATCGGTATTTTCTACAATATCTAAAACTCTATATTGAACAGTTTTATATTTATTATCACTTTCATTACCGTCTCTTTCATCGGAAGTAATAGCCCAAATTACCTCTGTATTTGGAATTTCGGAAAAAGAATTAAGAACAAATAACTTTTCAGTCGTAACAGCTCCTGTAGTCTCATCTATAGTACCGGAGGGATTACCTATAAGTTGATTCTCAACTCTAGTATGTTCTGACCATTCTAATCGTACAGGATTATTATTATCATCTTTAATATTAACTGTTTTTATTTCACTATCAATAAGAGCTCCATTTTTATCCCTAATTATATAATCTCCTTTAACAAATGTTGTGCCCCCAATTACTGTTAAATTACCATCTTCATCTGTATCCTGAGCTAAAAAAGCTCCTCCTGATGGAAAAATAAGATGTAAAGTATAATTACTTTCTGGATAAAAAGAGACTGGTCTATCTAATGGAATATTATTTTCGTCAATAGAACCGTCTACGGCTACTCGTCCACTAAACTGTACTTTATATCTATTGTGATCTTGTACATTAACAATATCTCCTGCTCTTACAAAACTGGCACCAAGACCAGATTTAAATCCAACTATCTCTGTTTCTAATTTATTTGTTAAAATATACCATTGACCTACTCTCCAAGCCTGTCCTTCACTAGTACAGCCAAAAGCTAATGCATCTTCTGTTTTTAGTTCGTTAGTTTCTAATATATTATCTACGTCTTCTACAATTTTTACTTCTTGAGTATATTTATTATCTGGATTTGTCCAAGTAACTGCAATTTGATTAGGCCTTTTTCTATTTGAAGTTCCTGTATACGCAAATTCTCCATCTATAACATTTGTTTGATTAAAGGTATATGTGGGAAGCTTTGGTCTATCTTGTATAGGAGTTAATTTTCCATCCATCCAATATAATAAACCTCTAAAAACAGAAGCTAATTCGTTTAAAACTTGATAAGCTTCACTTGCTTGTTTTATATAAACATTACAAGTAAATCTAGGCTCTTTATCGCCTCTTCCATCAGGAACTAACTCATCACAATACCTAGCTATTTTATATAATTCATACTTATTAATTAAACTATCGTCTTGTATAACATTACCTAACCCATAAGTCTTATTTGTAACTAAATCATAAAAAATCCAAGCAGGATTATTACAATATACTTTTCTATGGTTAATATCCGCATCTGTTGTAAAAGTACTAGTATCTCCTCTGAAATTACCATCCCAGTTTTGATAGCTAGATTCCTTGGCTCCTGTAGTTATATTTCTTTTATAAGCAGCTATACCATCTGAAGCTTCTTCTCTGGTAATATAGTTACTAGGAACTTGAATTTTTAAACCTCTAAGATGGTAGCTTCTACTAGGAGGAGAGTTAAAATCTTCAGCATTAAAAGTTACTAATGAATATGCTGTATTTGGAAAACGAAACTTATCTTTAATTATAGCTTCTACAGTTTTGAACATTGTTATACCGTTAAAAGTCCAATGATAATTTCCTGTTTCATGGTTATCACTATTAACTTTTTTAACTTTTATTCTCCAATCTGTAAAAGGTTGAAATTCTTGAGTATTAATAGTAAATTCTTCAGCAAAAGAAGTTCTAGTTCTGGCTATAATAAAAGCATCACTAGCTTGTAAATGGTTTCCTTTATCATCTGCTCCACTCCCTCCATCTGAAAATCCATCATACCAAGGTTGACCCCCTATATCACCACTACTATTAGGTCGACCAAAAACTAATTGTTTATTATCTCCATCAAAAGCTTCATTTGAGTTTCTTACAAAATCAAAATAGATTTGAAGTTCAGACCAGTTAGGTCCTTCATCCCCTTCATCTTTTAAAGAGTATAGTCCTTGAGGAAATTCAAAAGTTAATTTTATTTCATCAATTAAAGAAGCGTCTGCAACTTGTACTTGAGAAGAAGTTATAGTCACATCACTTGCTGTACCTTCTCCCAGTCCTGACTGTTGTTTCATTTCTGTATTTACAGATAAAACATAGCTAGTCGATGTTGTACTACTATTTAGATTAGGTATAATTGGTTGATTAGCATGCCCTGTTAAAAAACTTGCTCCTGAATTTTTAAAATTAAACTCATTTGGATCGTCATTTGTATAAGCTGGTCGTACTGGAAAAAGAAGTTGAGCTCTAACATTTGAAACAGTAGTTATAGCCGCAACTTCAAGAGTACATTCATCGCTTCCTTCATTAATGGCTGTTATTTTTGAAGCATGATCTATTGCACAAGATACACCTGAAACAGTAACATGTGCTATAACATCTAAATAAGCTTTTAAACCATTATCATCAGTATCTACTGAAGTTATTAAAGCATCTAATTCCATGCCGTCTATACCCGCTCCTGGAATTCTTATAATTGATGCCCGAAGATTGTGTCTACTCTGCCTTTGCATATTAGATACAAAAAAACTACTACTTGCTATTACATAATTTGTACCTTTAGTTATACTAAATGTTATACCGCCCGTACTAGTTGTGGACTTACCGGCTCCTTCTATTCTTAAAAATCTAGTTTTACCCTTAAGTTGTATTCCGTCGAAAAAAGCTTCTGCAGAATTTACAGATGCTGTAGTTTGTCCTGCAGTTATACTTGCAAAACGAGTTGTCCTAGGTTTAATATGTTCATATACATCCTCATCTATTAAGGGAGTATCATTTAAAAATATAGAAGATGCACCATTTACTAATCCATCTATTTCTCCTTCTGATAACATATCATAAATTAGTCCTTGCTGACTTCTATCAGGATCATTAAATATATCATCAGCTCCCGGATAGGGATATATTTTATGATGCCATCCTAAATCTATACCATTACTTGACATTATACTCTCCTTATTTTAATGTAAACTAGTCCAAACTGTGAGATCTTCCCACTGTTGAACATTTTGTGAACTACCACTTACTATATCACCACTACCTGTTGGGGATCCTGTAGCCTTTGTATCATTTTTTCTACTGTCATCATCATAATCATTTTGAATATATTGTAAATGACTCATATCTACTGGTTTAGTGCTAAAAGCAACACTTATTGGGGCTCCTCCTATTAATAATTCTCCATAAAGAACAGGTACCGGATTACCCTGTACTATAGTATTATCTGGACCATCAAAAAAGTGTCCATCAGATTCATCCCCTATTTTTTTAGGTAAACCTATTTCAGCAATACCTGCCATCATTAGCTGCATACCGATTGTTGCTAGCCAAGGTATTTGATATACAATACCAACTACTGCAAGAACAAAACCAACGATTGTTTTAAACCATCCACTTGCTCCTTGGGGTACTGCTGTAATAATTATATCTTCATCATTCAAGCTTAAAAGAAGATCTCTTTCAGCTGTTTCAGGATCAATAAATTCTTTACCTCTTTGAACCGTAAATCTAATTCCATCTTTTTCAGAGTTTATTAAGTATGATCTAAATCCTTCTATTTGACAATCTATTAAATCTATTATATCTTTAAAATTTGCTGCATTTAAAGACCATTTGTATCCAAATTTATCTCCAATATCCCCTACTAAACGTACTTGATTCATTTTATTTCCGGTTTTAAGTGGTATAACTCTTTACTTGGTATACTAATTATATAATAATCTAAGTTTAACCCGTTACATTGTTTTCTATCAAAATCACTCGGTTCTGCACTAGTATTTATATGACTATGTAATACTCCTATTATTTTATTTTCTAATAATGCTTGTACATATTCTTTTGGATCCATTTCAAAATTATTAGAATTCTCTGCTATATTTTTAATTGGAACCCATTCTGCTTCTGTATTATTTAAAGTTATTAAACCACAAGCTTCTCTTGGATATTCTACCTCTAAATATTTATAAATTTTTGGTAATAGAGAAGTAATCATCTTCCCCCCTTTTTTGCTGAAGGAAAACCACCAAATTGTAAAATTTCAGTTTCTCGTCTAATTATATTTGGTGCTACATTTTGAGCATTAGTAGCATATTGATATCTTTGCATACAAGATTCTATTGATTTCCCACATATATCTCCACGCTGCCAATAAGCCCCAAATTGAGGAAAACCACCAAGACTAATAGGTTTATTATAAAAGGCTTCTTGAGTTTGTGTTTTTACTTGCCAAAGTCTTGAATAATCTTCATCTGTTCTTTTATCAGTATTAACAGCTCCTTGTTTATAAGTCATATAGTCATTATAGTCTGAATCTGTATAAGCATGTGCCCATTTTTCTCCTGAATTCCATTCCTGATATACTCTTACTCTTCTAAAATATTTATTAGCGTCTGAAGGAGTACCTGGATCACTAATAGTTTCTGTGGCTTGCCAATAATCATACACAGGATTTGTAGTATCATCATTAGTAGTTAAACTCTTATCTGGATTAACTACAACTAATCCTGTTTTTGCAGTTTTATAAATTATATTTTGTGTGATTGAACCACTACTATATGTAGCTCCTGCATCTCCAATACTTTTAGGGATAACAGGTTGATTATTTTTATTTATATAATTGGTATAAGTAACACCTGTTGTGGGTATAGTTATTCTACTAAACTTATTCCATGTACAACCACCACTTCTTTCTGAAATTGGTGTAGTTGGATCGGCTCCTTGATATTGAAAAGGACAAGCATTACCAATAATCATTCTTCTTGGTAATTGAACACCTTGAATATCATAAGGACTGGCTAATTCAAAAGTTATAAATCCGGGACTTTCTACAGCTATTCTATCAATAAACCAGATATCTCTTGGAAACTCAATAGGAGCTGTATATCCTGTAGCATCATCTCCACTTTGTCCTACACAATATTTATATAAAGTTCTTCTTCTTATTAATTTTTTACCAAGCATATCATCATTAGATAAACCATCTAATGCATCACTAAGGGTAGATAATAAATTGGCAATTTGTAAAGTAGGACGTGGAGAGGGTGAATCTGTTTTTACTTCAAAACCTAATACTTTAATAGGTATATCTACATATTCCGCTATTTGATATATACCAGAAGAATCTGAAGTAGCTTTTCTAAATTTAATAGTTGTACTATCACCTTCTAATCCAGCATAAAAATAAGCATAAGAGTCAGTGGTAATATTAGGGTCTAATTCTAATTCATATAAAGTTATAAGATTAGAAAGTATTCCTTGTTCTTGTAATTCTTTTACTAATATTGTCATGCTTCATATACTCGTCTTAAAGTTCCAGTTACACTATAATAATCCCCATAACTATAAGAAAGATTCCAAGTATCACATATAACAACGATTCCTGCTTGAATATTTACAGATGCTGTACTATTTTCTGTAGTAAAAGAAGAAGTAGTAGTTAATGTAGTATTATTATTTGTAGCAGTAGAAGATTGATCAAGTGTATATCCTCCATCATTATTATTACTTCCTGTAATTAATATATGACTAGGTGTACTTGGACTTAATACTGTACCTGTTAAATCAGTACTTGTTATTGCTTTAGTATTAAAAGAAGTAGTTGCTTCTTTATTTCCTAAATCTGGTGGAGCAAATACAAATTTTGTAACAGCTTTTTTATCTTCAAAAAATCTTATAATATTTAGTGATTCTGTTCTAGTTCTATTTGCGAAACTTACAGAATAGGTTTCAATAAAAGGATTTATTCCTTTTATAATTCTTTGTTCATATCCATCTCCAAACTCTACTAAAAGTACGTTTGGTTTTGTGGATTTAGTAAGAGATTTATCTGCTGTAAAATCATTTGTTCCGTCTGTAAAATGTGCCATTTATTATTCCTTATCCCATTCTTCCACCTGTTTTATTAAGTGTTCCACCTGGTCTTTGTTGTCTTATTATTTCTGCATTAACTACAGTTGCTATAGCTTTTCCAAATTCTGCACCATCTTGTGTATCTATAGTAGAAGAACCACCTTCTGCCATATTAACAGTAACATTAGTACTTCCTGTTGAAACTGCTTTCATCTGTTGAGGGGTTAGTACATACTCTCCTGGACTGAGCATTGCGGGTACTGTATCTTTACCTTTAGCCCTTCCTCCTCCTGCAAAATGTTGAATTCCTTTTTTAGTTACATAACCACCTGTAGCCATTCCTCCTCCCATAGGCGAAACACCACCGCCACCGCCGCTGCCTCCACCGCCGCCGCCCATGCCGCCGCCATAATACGCCATTACAGCCTGTACTCCCATGTCAAGTAATTCCCCAAACATATCACTTTTTCCACCTGCCATATTGTCCCCAATCATTTTAACTAGATCTACAATCTTACTTGTATTATCTTCTATTAAAACAGTACTGGCATTTAAGTCTCTTGAACCTGTTTCTTCAGCAATTTTTACTGCGGTGTCTACTTTATTTGCTTCATCTATTTTTAATGCTGGTTCACCTGTACCCTTTCCTATTATACTTTTAAGTAATTCTTCTAAATGTGTGTCATGAACATATAATGATTGTTTATCTTTACTATTTTTATTTAACTCTATTAAAGCTTGTTCCGCTAATTTAGATTGTTCTGTCATCATACCGGGTTGTTCACCTCCTATACCTTGAAATTCTCGTTGACCTAATATTGTTTTCATCCTTTCATAATCAGCTTGTGACGCAATTTTATGATCTGTTCCCATATAACCACCTGATCTTGTTCCAAGACCATATGAATTCATTAATTTTGCTAAATTAGTACTTTGAGTTAATCCAGTCGCTTTCCCTTGTGGATTTAATAGCGGTCCTTTACCCCCTTCAGCTTTACTATATTTTCCTAATCCTAATTGTTTATCTAGTTGATCTTGCATCTCCTTGGTGCTTTTAACATCAAATCCACCAGCCGTTCCAATTGTATAACCACCTTGTACTCTAGCATCGGCATATATTTCTCCAGAAACTTTTTTTGCTGCAATCTCTAAAGCTTCTGTAGTGGCGGTATTTGCATTTACTTGATTTCGTAGTTCATCTATTATATCCCAAGTAAGCTCATCTGAGTTAAGAATTACGTCTTTAGCTACCTCTATTGTTATAGTATTTACTGCCGGAATTTTTTCTGCTTCTAATTTCTCTGCTAATGTCTTAGTTACAAGTGCCGCCATTTCAGTTAAAGTTTCCGGTAATCCGGCTTCTATTTCTTTCACCTTCTGATCATAAACTTCTTTTCCTAATTTATCTATGTCAAGCTTCGCTATTGCTTTCGCCTTATCTCCATACACACCCGCTTCAATATCTCCTATTGCTGTTCTATAAACTGTACCTGCTTTTAATTCATCCTTACCCTCTCCAGTAAATTTTCCTGGATTTCTAGATAATATTCTTTGTTGTCTTTCTTTATCAGTTAAAACAGGCTCTAATGCATCCGAATTCTGCCATGTTGCTTCTGTATTGTCTATTGTCGCTGCTGTATTCTTTGTTAATTCCTCAGGTATATCTAATGTAATATTCAATTCTCCCAGTTTTGTCTTTAAGGCCTCTAGACTACCAGATACCTGTATTCCTATTGCGTCTCCTGCAACTTGTGCAGCTTTTATAGCATCTTTACCTGCTTGTACTATTATTGCTTTATGTCCTGAAATTGCTAGTTCATAATCATCATAAATCTCTTTCATATCTAAAATATGTTTTTCTTTAATTATTTGTTCTTTAGTTTTGTATCCTTTAAATATTAAATCCATTAATTTCTCTGTCCATATTTCTGCTAGTCTATTTGCCATAGCATCTGCCATACCTTGAGCTATATCTATTAATGCTTCTTTAAGATTTTTCTCTCCTTTGATAAATCCTAATAATCCTTTTTTCATACCAGCAGCCATACCCTCAAACATTGCAGATTCTATTGATACCCACTCATCTTGCATCTGCTCTAAATACTCTTTTCTTAATGCAAAAATCTCTTTTTCTAATTTTAATCTCATAATACCTATATCTGCTTCTGCTTCTCTTACTACATCACCTTCTATTAATTTTCTAGCTTCTTCTGCGGCTGTAATCTCTCCTTCTTTTTTCAGTATAGCTATTTGCATTTGTTCTGCCTTTAATTTTGACATTGCATTTATTTGCCATTTATTAAGTTTCTTTATTTTTTCTTGTACTAAAAGTGTTTTTCCAGCTGCTTTTGCTTCATCCATTCTAATAGATGCTATTGTTTGAAATTGGGCTAAAACTTTGTTATTAAGGTCTACTCTAGCGTTTACGTTCTTTAATGATTTTACTCCTGCATCCCACTGTTCCTGAGTCATTTTCAAATGTCCACCCGCTTGATTATTTATTTCACCTAATAACTCTTCGTGTATTGCTGTATCTCTAAGTAATAATGTCATATTACTTTGATATATTGATACCATTTCTGTCATTTCATTTTTATACTTACTACCAAGTAAACTATCTGCTCTTTCTTTTGCTACTCTATTAAGTTTTGCCTGAGATTCTGTTAATGTTCTAGAAGCTGCTGCAAAATCTTGCATACCAGCATTTAAACGCATAAATTGTTCTATATATTCTTTTATTTCTTCTGTACTCATTCCTGCTTTTATCTCTGCAAGTACTGGTACTAATTCACTCATCTTATTAAAAACATCAGTTAGAGGTTCTAATAATTCATCAGTTAGAGGAACATCTCCTAACTCCTTAAGATAATCTATTGTTTGTTGAGCAGGAACACCTTTCATAGCATTAGCTAAATATTCTACTTCTTGTCCTGAATCTCTCCATAATGTTTTAGTTTTTGGAAGTTTATCTATTACTGCAGTCATAGTTACATCAAGATCTGAAAATGTTTTTGCAAGGTTAGCGGTTTTTTCATCAAATTTCTTCTGGGCTATTACAGCTTCATCGTTTTGTTCTCGCCAAGCTTTGACTGCTTCAACAACCATATATATCATACTAATCCAACCCATAGCTGACATCGCTACACTCATAGCTCTACCTGCAATCGTTGTAACTTTTTGCATGCTTCTCATAACTGTTTTCCAAGTTAATGCCATCTTCTTAGCACCTAAGTTTATATTTAAAAACAGTGTTTTCCAGCCGGCTTCAACTTTTTTGACTGATACTTTTGATTCAACAGTTATTGTCTTTAAATGCATCTTATAGTCTTTTAAGCCCTTTTTACCTAATAACTCTATATACTTCTTCTTATCCTTTTCAATTCTTTTTATTTCTCTAGCAGCTGATCTTGCGGAAATAACTTCACCTTTTTGTGCTCTTCCTAGTACGCTTCCTCCATGAACCTTTCCT